AATTGTTTATCTGCCACCCTGCACCGTTGCCGCCAGCCACTTCATCGGTGAAGAACCTGAGCGCCAGGCCAGCGCGATCATGCGGCAATTTGTCCGGGAGAGTGGCTTATGCCAGCTCAAGCCCGACTTGCGCCCCGCTCTCATTGTCACCCGCGCCAATCTTAAAAAGCAATGGCAGAACCAATGGGGCCAGTGGGTAGCCGATGGCACATTGCCGACCATCCTATCGGGGGAAACACCGCACGAACTGGACCCCAACAAGTCCTATGTGATAAACCGCGAAATACTGCACTGCTGGGAAGAGCAACTAACCGCCTTGCGCTCCCGTTGCGTTATCGGGGACGAATGCCAGGACTTCGGCAATGCGGAATCTAAAAAATCCGTGAAAGGCGTGGATGAACACGGTGCCGAAATTAGCGAATCCGTGGCCATCCCCGTGAAGCGCACACAAGCATTCGTGAACATTTGTCGCAATGCCGAATCCCTTATCATGCTTTCGGCCACCCCGTTCAATACCCGCATCCAGCAGTTTTTCACAATCCTAAATTTGCTCATGCCCCGCAAGTTCTCTAACAAATGGGCCTATCAAATGCGCTATTGCGATGCAAAGCGCGGGCCGTATGGCTGGGATTTCACCGGGGCCAGCAACTTGGACGAATTGCACAAATACGCGTCCCGTGTGATGCTGTTCCGTGACCGTGACCGCACCAATGCCACCCACCACCAAACCATTGTACTTGATACCGAAATGGACGATTCCACCCGGGCACGGGAACTTGCCATGCTCAAATCTTGGGATATTGGCGGGGACATCGTGGGGGCTCTGGAACGGTTGGAGGAAATGGCAAGCGCGCATTTCAAGTACAAGCGCAAGGCCGTGTCCCAATGGCTAAAGGGCCTAGTGGACAATGGGGAAAAGGTTGTAGTGTTCGGGCGGCATCGAGCCGTATTGGAGACAATCGCCAAGAGCCTGGGGAAGAAAGGGTGCCTGTACTATGGAGGCATGGGGCTAAAGGCGCGGGAGGCTAGTTTGCAGGCGTTTACCAAAGGCAATGCCCAAGTGCTAGTCGCCAACATGGAAGCGGCCGGCGTGGGCTTGGACGGGCTCCAGCACGTTTGCCACCGCGTAGCCTTTGCCGAGATCCCCACGGCGGCCAGCACCGCCAAACAGTGCATTGGGCGCGTGGACCGCACCCACCAGAGCAAGGACGTAGATGCCATTTTCCTAGTCGGGGAAGGTACGGCGGATGAATTGACGTTGCAAGTTCTCAAAGAAAACTGGGGAGTTTTGGATTGCTTGCGGTCCGGCACCCCTATAACAGAAACAGAAGCGGCCAACAATGCAGTGGCCAAATGGAAAAGCAAAAGGAGTTGAATATGGGGCAGAAATTCAAGATCGGGGAACTGGTTGAGTGCGCAAGAGGTCCACATGATGGGCTAGAATTGACAGAATCTGTATTGCGCACGGTTTCAGATTTAGGCATCATGGGAGAATTTTCCGCACATGATGTAATGCCTATCGGCTTACGTGGCATTGTAACAGGGTGTGCCATTAAATCAGCTCGTACGCTGAGCGCCGATACAATCTACGGAGTACGGGTATACGCTGTTAGATGCGTGCACGATACGCGCACTTATATTGGCCGTGAGCAATCCCTACGCTCACTGGACAACCCTCCCAAGCCAGAACCCGCCCTCACCCACATGCATGTGTTCCGCGCCATTCATGCGGGATGGTTCCCATGTTGTGCGCTTGCAACACAGAGGCCCGACAACACGGCAGTGAAAAGCTACTGGTCGGAGCGCGAAGACCTGGGACGCGTCAAACATTTCGTGCGTGTCGGCACCGGGGAAACAGTTTCCATTGCCGATGTACTGCGCCAGTTCCCGAATGTCAAATGAACCATCCAAACCTACCCAAGTTCACCGGCTGGGCCGAAGACCAAAGCCTTTGGCCCGCTTCCAGAATGCAGGGCTGGGCCCCTGGCGTCTATATGTGCCAGTGCGGAACCTGTGGCAAGTGGTACAGCGGGGACAAGCGTTCTGTGACCTGCTGGCCATGCGTGGAAAAGGCTAGGGCGTTCAAGGATGCCCATAACCTTGCCCCGGCGATTTAACTAGATTTGCACCCCTAACATTGACGCAAAAGGAGACTGGATGCTTTACGATTTACTTTGCAAATTCTGGCTATGGGTGTTTGGGGAGCCGTTGTCCCTTGCGTCCCGTTCCGTGTGGGCGTGCGGTGCCGTGATCCTACTCACTGGTATGGTGCTGGTGTACCTGTCCATTGTGCCAGAGGATGAATACCGGTGAAAGTCACAACCCTTGACCTTTCCCTAGAGCGCAAGGTCCTCACCGCGTCCATCACCGATACCAATTTCCTAGCCAAGACCCGCCGCCTGTTCGACCCGTCCCTCATGGAGTCCGATTACGCGCGCCATGTTGCCAAGTGGGTGCTCACCTATTATGACCGCACGGAGACGGCCCCAGGGCGTGACATCCAGCACATCTATGAAATTGAACGGCACAACCTGGCCAGTGAACCACTCACGGAATTAGTATCCCAATTCCTTGCCTCATTGTCCAAGGAATTTGAATCCGATGGCAAGATCAACACGGATTACTCTGTGCAACTTGCCCAAGAGTATTTCCGCACCCGCAAACTGCACAAGCTCAAAGAGACCCTAGAGGCGGCCATAGCCAAAAAGGACTTGGACGCGGCGGAGCAGTTCGTGGCCAATTACCACCGCCCCGAATTGCCCACCACCGCTGGCATCCGCCTGTTCTCAGATTCCGCTGTCGCCGATTGCTACAAGGAAGAGGACACCACGCCGCTTTTCAGGCTACCTGGCCTCATGGACGAACTCATGGGCCCCATTTGCCGAGGGGACTTTTTCGCCATTGCCGCACCCTTCAAAACCGGCAAATCCTTCTGGCTGGACTTTGTAGCCAAAGCCGCCGCGTTGCAGGGATGCAAGGTCGTCTATTACCCCATGGAAATGAGCAATGCGCAAACCGTGCGGAGAGCATGGCGCGGGTTGGAAGGGGCCCCGTTGAGTGGCAAGGCCCGCGCCATAGAAGTGCCGTACTTCGATGAATGGGGCAACATCGCCCATACTTCTGTGACGCGTGAAGGCATGATCGGCAACACCTACAACGTGGAGCGGGGCCAGCGCAACCTTAGGCGCCTTGCGCGGGGTGGGGACGTGCTATACCGCGCCAAGCCCCGCGGCGCATTCAGCCCACGGGACTTGCGGGCCGACTTGGACATGTTGGCACATTACGAGGGCTTTGTGCCGGATGTGGTGATGCTGGACGGCGCGGACAATATGCGGTGCGACAATCCTAGGCTTGAGAAGCGGCACCAGTTGGATGACATTTGGGGCGACTTGAGCGCCGTGCGGATGGAGCGCAATATCGCCATTTGCACCGTGTCCCATGTTAAGCGGGAAGGGAAGAAGAGCGGTAAATCGGATAGTGCCGATTTGAGCGAAGCGGGGAGCAAGGCGAACCACGTGACCCACCTCATGATGCTCAACCAGACCAACGAGCAACGGGAAGCGGGGTTCATGCTGTTGAACTGTGGAGACGCGCGCGACCATGCCACCCGTTCCGAACCTTTGGTGGTGCTGGAATGCCGTGACATTGGCCGTGTGTGCGTGGATATGCGCTGGGGAAACGATTGTTTCTTTGGCAAGAACAGGGGATAGTACCCTATAACAATAGTACAAGGAGAATATGCGAATGGATTATAATGAGTTTTTGGCTTCCAAAGACAAGCGGTTTTCTAGCGTGGGCTTTGCGCCTATGCAGTTTGTGGCACCGCTTAAAGACTTTCAAAAGGCCATAGTCGGATGGGCCTTGCAAAAAGGACGCGCCTGCATTTTTGCGGATTGTGGCATGGGTAAAACGATCATGCAGTTGGAATGGGGCCGGCAAGTAGCCGAACACACTGGCCACCCTGTGCTGATCGTAGCACCATTGGCTGTGAGTTCCCAGACCGTGCGGGAAGGTGACAAGTTCGGGGTGCCCGTGGTGCAGTCCCGCGATGGCAAAGCCCATTACCCGCTCACCATCACCAACTATGAAATGCTGGACAAGTTCAACGCAAAAGATTTTGCTGGGGTTGTCCTGGATGAATCTTCGTGCCTCAAGCACCACGAAGCCAAGACGCGCAACATGGTATTGGAAATGTTCGCGGATACGGATTACCGCCTTGCGTGTACAGCCACGCCTTCCCCCAATGACCATACGGAATTGGGAAACCAAGCCGAATTCCTGGGGGCCATGAGCCGTGTGGAAATGCTGGCCAAGTTCTTCTACCATGACGGCGGGGAAACCTCTAAATGGACTTTGAAGGGACATGCCGAAGATGACTTCTGGAAGTGGGTATGTTCTTGGGCTGTTACGGTGCGCAAGCCTTCGGATATTGGTTTCTCCGATGATGGATACATTTTGCCACCGCTCACCGTCACCCCGCATGTACTGGAAACGCTTTGCAACGATCTGGAAGGACTCGGGCGCACCGCTAACGGGCTGAATGAACAGCGCAAAGTGAAGCGGGAAACCTTGGAACTTCGGTGCAAGGAAGTGGCGGGGCTTTGCAATGGCAACACGGAACAATGGATCGTGTGGGGCGATCTAAACGACGAATGCGACTTGCTGGAATCCCTCATCGATGGGGCCGTGCAGATTGCAGGCGCGGATTCTGTGGATGTGAAGGAATCCCGCATTGCCGATTTCGTATCTGGCAAAGTGCGCGTGCTTGTGAGCAAAGTAAAGATTCTGGGATTCGGCTTGAACATGCAGAATTGCCACAATGTCGCATTTGCAGGCCCTACGCATTCCTATGAAATGTATTACCAGGCCGTGCGACGCAACTGGCGCTTTGGGCAAATGTCGCCCGTGAATGTGCACATCGTTTCCGCTGACCTTGACGGGCCAATTGTGGCTAACATGACGCGCAAGGAAGCGGATGCGCAAGTCATGCAGGACAAAATGATAGAGCACATGGCCATCTATCAAGAAATCACCAAAACGGAGAAAGTCTATGATGAATACAAGGTGGGCAATGTGAAGGGTGCAAACTGGGAAATGTTGCAGGGTGACTGTGTGGAACGGTCACGGGAATTAGCGAGCGATTCTCTAGATTACATCGTGTACTCCCCGCCTTTTGCATCGTTATACACATATTCCAACTCATCGCGGGACATGGGAAACTGCGCATCCCATAGCGAGTTTTTCACGCACTTTAAGTTCCTCGTGTCCGAAATGTTGCGTGCTTTGAAACCTGGACGGCTGATGTCGTTCCACTGCATGAATTTGCCCACAAGCAAAGAGCGCGATGGGTTCATTGGCATCCGTGATTTTCGCGGAGAGCTGGTGCGTGTAATGGTGGAAGATGGCTGGATTTTCCATTCCGAGGTGACAATTTGGAAGGACCCCGTAACCGCTATGCAACGCACAAAGGCTCTAGGTCTGTTGCATAAGCAGGTTCTCAAAGACTCGTGCCTCAGTCGCCAGGGAATCCCGGACTACCTTGTAACCATGCGCAAGCCTGGCACCAATGCAGAACCTGTGGCGGGCCCGCTTACAGATTACGTCGGAGATGACGTTACTCTTGCGGATACCAGGGACAGGTGGAGCCGTGACGATATGCGCGACTCCATCAATATCTGGCAACGCTACGCATCGCCAGTGTGGATGGATATCAACCCCTCCCGCACCTTGCAAAAGGAAAGCGCAAGGGAAGACAAGGACGAGCGTCACATTTGCCCTTTGCAACTGGACGTGATTGATCGGTGCCTGCAACTCTGGACCAACCCCGGCGACCTTGTATTCTCCCCGTTCGCTGGCATCGGCTCCGAGGGCTACGAATCCATTAAAATGGGCCGCAAGTTCCTAGGTATTGAGCTCAAGGATTCCTACTTCAAGCAGGCCTGTGCCAATTTGAACGAGGCGGAAAAATCTTTGGAAATCCCATCTCTGCTTGACCTACTTTAACATTTCCACCCTATAACAAGAGTACAACCAACAAGGACACAAGATGCAAATTGCAAAATCCGACCTCACCCGTATCATCGACACCGTGGCCCCCGCGTCCGAGCGCAAGGCTAC